TTCTTGCCAGCCTGATTTCAATTTAAGACCGTATTCATTTACTGACTTCGTAGATACATAGTCATCTTTGAATATTAATGGTATGTCTTTAAATGGATTGTAATTTACTTCGTGATGTATTCTGCCGAATTTCCATGTCAATCTACTAACATCAGGATGCATATCTACTTGCATTTGACTTTTAGCAGCAGTACCTTCACGTGCATAGAATTCTGCGGTATTACCACCTCCTAGTACTTGTGTACGTAGTTTATCTTGTAAAAATGCATTGAATTGCACTGTAGCCCATCCAGCTTTAAGCATACGTAAACTTAAGTCAGTGTCTTCATTGTATCTGCCACGCCATCTGAATGGCACATCATTTCGAATAAGATTACAACTATAGATGCGTGTATTAGCTACAAATGGAGGTATTTTTGAGTTTTGTGGAGCAAATGCTCTGTATTGAGGACCTGCCATACCTATATTCTTGTATCGTAGAACAAAATCTTCCATGATTCTAAAACAGGTACCATCGCCAAATCTGATTTTTTTATTATCAGTTAAACGAAGAAATTCTGCAATGTTATCATCCATCACCCAATGCCACGTAAACCCATTGGAAATACTATGATCCCATGCAAAGTTTCTTGCGGGACCAGGACCAGTAGATTTTGTTAGTCCTAGATTGTCAAAGCAGTCATACTGCTTTTTATAGTCTAGATCAAGTATGATTACAGTGGCAGTAGATCCCTTACAAGCTTCAACATAAATGTCATATTCTTGTGACTCTACTACCATGTAGTGCGGCACTTTCATTAGAGTAAGAGCCTTACTAGTTAGTCTACTGTCTGCACGACCTTTACTAACTATGTAGATTGGAAATTGTGGATTACTCATTCTTCAATCCAGAACAAATCACTTACGTTGTTTTGTTCACGTTTTGGAAACCAGATGCTTTTAGTTTTCTTTGTTAGAGTTTGACCAACTAATTCTGAAAAAGCTTTTACTGCCGCTTCATCTTCGAAATTAATGATTAACTGTCTATATGCACCATTATCTGGTTGATTGTACGATGGCATGTTTTGCCAGTGTTTATCATAAAATTCTGGCGGCCATTCAATGATATCTTCGATATCAGTATTGGTAGAGTCCATATTATTGTTTTTGAACTGGTAATAGATATTCGTATTCTGCTATGCCACTATCTAGTGTTACACGCATAACGCCCTGGTCACTGATGTAGATATGTTTATCACCAACTAGATCCATAATAGACAAGAACTGTTTTACTGGCCAGTGAAAGGACTTAGTCAGTGAACCACTAACACCTGTTTGGAAAATAAATTTACCTGCATGAGTGGAAACATTACCAAACGACATCACTAATGCATTATTTTCATAGAAGCCATTAAAGTTAGGTTCGTCATTATGAACACTGGACTGCTTTTTCAGTCTGGTAATACCTGGGATAGTTGGCTTAAAGTTCAAGTTCCAGGCAGCGCCCTTGAAAATTACATTTTTGATTTTCTGTTCTACTAGAGTTTTACCCATAAGACGATAGTCGTTAACGAAATCACCAGACTTGTTTTCGAAGTGAATCACGCTAGGATGATCTTCACCGTCTTTCTTCTCAGAGACAACTGATATTTTTGCATCACCGTCATATTCGTCGTCAAAACTTAGGATAGTGCGTAATTTTTCAAGTGAGGGCATGCCAAACACACCGCTGAACTGTGGTATAGGAGTTTTGAACTTTGCATTTAGGATAACAGTTTTGTTTTCTGTGACGGCTGACAACGATGTTTCGTTTGCCGTACCAACAATTTTAATTAGTTCAATACCACCCAAAGGTAAAGTATGATGAATTATGTCGTTTAATATGTCTTTCATTGATATTCCTGTTTTTATTATTGATAGTTTAAGCTGTGAGTTCTGAATTGTCAAGAATGATTTTTACAAAATTATTCAAAAACAAATAGGTCACTTATAGCTTCATCAACTGAGGTTAACTCTCGTAAATTCCAGTCCAGGACCGATAATAAGTTGTCAATTTTTTCATCTACTAGAGTTGTTTCCATGCTTTTATCATCAAATGGCAAAGATAAAAACCATTGAGGCAATCTTAGTTCATCTGTTGGATAAGCAATACTTGTAAAACCATATGGATTTGATTTGAGTTTACAAATAACTACTCGCATTCCGTCCACGATTTGCATACTGTAGTTATCATTATTTATAGATCGCAAATAATTCCAATTTAAGCTAGCACGGACATGACCTGGCATATTGGTGTCACCATCACTGTCATCAGAAACGAACAAATCTTTGTTCATCTTTTTAGAATTTGCCTTGGCTTTGTCAGCATATAGCGTTAAATTGTTTACGGACTTTGGACTGCCTTTCATCCAACTGTTCATGTCTGATAATTTCTTTTTGAATTCTTTTATCTTTTCAACGATGAATTCTTTATTTTTACCAGCTAATACTTCCTCTAGAACTTCCATTAGAAACTCTTGAACGAATTTAGGTGTATCACTACGTTTTAGATCCAAACCCATAGCTTTGATTTTCCCACGTTTACCATTTACATCAAGACGTTTACCTTCTTTGTCATAGATGTTTACCGCATAACGTTTTTTCGTAATAAACAAAGCACGATCACCTACCAGTTCTCTACCTGCTTTTATGATTTCGCCATTACGTTGTGGACAATGAAATGCTGTGTTCATGAATGCGGGAAAACTTTTATTAGTATCGTTTGCCAATTCATCATAAATTTCGATTGCCTTTTCTTTTGTCCACTCTGTGGAATTTGATAATACACTTTCTTTGATGATTGGCCATATGGTGTAGTAAATGGAATCTGTATCTCCGTATATTACAGCATCTCCAGTAATACTGTATTCACCTGTTACCAACTCGTTTAATTTTGATCCCATGTGTTTTACAATTTGTCTACCGGATAACGTTACACTTTGGCCTATGCGTAAATCGTAGAATTTACAATGACGATTTAGTAGAGCGCCGTACGCCGAATTAAGCAAAATTTTTCTAACTAATTGGCGTTTATCTAAGAATTCTTGTTCTTCTTTAGTAGTAGCTTTCTTTAACTTTGCTTGAATCTGTTTACGTTCTTGATACCATCTAGACAACAATCCAGGAATTACACCTTCCTGTGCGTATGTAAAAATAGTACCATTTGCTGACAATACCCATTGTTGATTACTATCGTAGATCATTTTCCATATTTCAGCGGCACTATACGTATCACTACCACCACGCTCCCAGTCTATGGTTATCATGGTATCGCGTTCTTGATTCATTACTGCTGTGTACTCTAATGAACCGAATAGCCCTTCCCATAAGATTGGGCCGGTGATATCTTTGGCAGTTTTGTTTTTCTTTTCTCGCGCTAACTTTGTTTTTTTATCCTCGATATATTTTTCTGTTAAGTCTTGTCTAAGTTGTCCGATAATTGTTTCTGGGGCCATGTTAAGAGCGCGGATAACTGATGGGTATAGACTGTTAATGTCACACGCCGCGATCCATTCGTGCATGCCTCTTTTGGGCGTAGCAACATAGGCACCGGCGGCTGTGATATCTTCCTCTTCATTCTCGTCATCATATTCATCGTCCTTATAGTCAATTGGTTTATTTTGAACAATCAAATTTCTTTGATGAGCTTCATTAACAACAGCTTGCTCAATCATGGCAACACTGCCCATAACCTTTTTTAGTGATACAGTGTTTTCATGTGCGAGTTGATTAGCTAAGTCCAAGAACTTTAGCTTATTATGAATTTTAAATACTAGTAATGTGTCCTGACGATTATAAACTATAAATTTTCGCCAATCACGATTATACAATTGATCGAGTGTACCTTCATATTGTGTTTTATTTTCGCCTACCTCCATTTCACCGATGTAATCAAGCTTATAGCTATGACGTTGTTCATAGTTGTATTTTTTGTACAATACAAGATAGTCCATGTGAACTCTGCCAACTAGTTCATAAACATTTTCTATTTTGCCGAACTTGTTAATAGTTTTTGGCATAGGCAAGTGATCGAACAGACAAAAACGTCTGGTATCATTTTTGCTCATTACTTTAGTGACACGATTTACTAGATATGGTATATCGTAGATTTCACTGTTCCAACCAGTAAGTACATCAGCATCTTCAATTAGTAAGAAAAATGTTTCAAATAGATCAACTTCGTTGTCAAAAATGAATACATTATCAATGTCTTTTACTAGTTCAGTTGCCTGATCTATAGAGATATGTGCTGGTGGTATACATAGTGTAATCAGTTGTTCTAGCCAATCCAGATACAGTGTTATTGCTGTGACTTTATTGAACGGATCGGTAGTAGGAGCAAAACCTGGTCCTAACTTTAGATATTCACAACCATAGATACTAATCCATGAATCATTTTCTTGACTATAAACTAAGTAGTCATCTTTGTTAGGCAAATAACTTAGCTCATGAACAGTTATTTTTTTCTTAATTTTTGAATTTTTTGTTTGAATCTCTACTATATGAGAATTAGGATATGCGTATGGTTGCATATCAGATTCAATGTCGAAAAACGCAGTATGTAGTTTTGGTGATGGACGATCTAGATAGTTATCCGCTAGACATCTGAAAACTACGTTCACATCACTTTCAAACAATTTTTTATTTGATAAAATACGTTTTTCTTTTTGAAATTCACTATGCTTTCTGGTGCTGAATTTGCTTAGAGGATCACCAAACACGCTACGGTATTTGCCCTTTGGATCTTCATAGTACAATACGTAATTTGTTGGGTAATCAACATAGCGTCGAACACCATTTTCATCACGTTCAACTACGTGAATTATATCGCGGTCTTTGTTAAGGACAGCGTCAATATAACTCATAGAGTACGACCGACCGTTTCTAAAATTGTGTTCAATTCTTCCATGTCACGATTGACTTCGCCTAGCTTACTCTTGTTAGCCACTTTGATTGCTTTTTTCAAAATAGATGGTTTTATTTCAAGCTCCTCCGCGATAGCTTTTACTGTATCATTTAGTCCGGCATTCAAATCTTCTACCTCCTGTAGAACTTTAATCCCTTCGTTAATTAACTGACTTAATTTTAACTTTGCTTCGTGGTTAAATGTACGATTATAATCACTCATATGCTAAGAACTCCTATAAAGTTGTGGTCTTACTATTATATTTCAGTGATATTCAAAAATCAAATTTTTTGAAAAAGCCCCATTTTGAATAGAATGAGTAGCGAATTCATTGCGTATTGAGGTATGGGACGACCTACTCGGTCCTAAGGCCAAGACTGTTAACCGACTATCAGATATGTTAAATAATTTATATTTGCGCTAT